ATAATTGCATCGTACAACTGTCAATACAGTCGGCTACGTCCTGCATATTATGAGTGTTATCGTATTCTAAAGCAGGTTCAAGTATTTTCTCTACTTTTTGAAAAGATACAGCCCATAATGGCAATTCACCATTAGTTTTGTACTTCTCATAGTCAATCATCTCAAACTGCCAGGCTTTCCATCAAATCGGATAACACCAACTCGCCAATCAGTCAATCTCACGCCTTCAATCTTTGCAGCTACTTGTCTTCCACTAATGCGAACAGAAGTAGGGTTAGCCATTAAATATGGGCCATGATTGTACTCAGTAGCATTTGGATAGAACTTAGTACTAAATCTGACCTGCACATCTCCTGCGGTCTTTTCATCAGGAACCAGTCCTGTAAGACTCATAGTCCTATCTCCAACACCTAACTCTACTGGTCCAGACTCAGCAAAAATACTTTGTGAATCATAATTAAATCCAATTTCATGCTCATAAACATATCCGTCTGTAGAAACCATGATTGGATTTGAGAAGATTCCACGATCTGTACCGCAAGTTCGAGCCAAAGTACCAATAGCCCAATGATTCTCACGATAGTTGTAAGAAACATAAGAATCTACTTCATTTGAAGATGAGCTAGGATAGAACCACCAAATCTCACCAAAAGAAGAATTATGGACACAGTAAACTTTTGATGATTGAGTCATGTTCATGTTACTGAAAACATAATCAGAGACATCTGAGTTTAAAGGCTTTACATAACCATCGTATATCCAAAATCCTGATCCAGACATCCAAATACAAGCATTGTCAGTAGCAGCTACTGCTTGCTTAGAAATAACGCCACAACCAGTACCTACACGCTCAAAACTGTAGATAAATGGTGGTCCAATATATGTGGCAGTATGTACATCTACATCTGTAAACAAAATAGTAGCACCACGAATTCGTTTTGCACATTGCAAAGAGCCAATTGTGGTCAACTCAAAGTCGCCAGCTTGGTTTGTGGCAGCAGGAGTCCATGTTGTATTGTTTTCTTGGTCTGACCATTGAACTTTACGAGGATTACCACCTGCACCCAAAGCGAATAAGAATCGTTCTTGAGTAACAATCAAACCAATACAACTTGTTGGTGCATTGGTGATAACTGCAGCATCAACGCCAGTATCCAATTGCCATTCAAGTAACTTCCCATCTTTTGATGAGCAAGCCACTAAGTATTCACCCCATGTATCCATACTCCAAGTTGTAGCAGGAGTGTATTGGCCTAAATCTGGTCTAGCAACACCATAAGCAAAGTTTCCATATGTGCTATATCCATAACCAATCTTTGAAACGGCATCTGGGTCTCCAACTGTAAATCCTGTTGGAGTGATGTCTGTTAGAGTGCCACCTTCATTCATTGCATAAAGCTTTGAATGAGTGCCAATTCCAATGCGTCTATTATTGGTATTGTCTCGCCAGTTAATCAAACCACGAGCCATACCAGTAAGTTGATTTGTAGAACGCTTGCGCCATCCACCAACAGGGCGAATAGTACCCTCGTACCAACGTACTAGATTCGCACTATTCCATCGTCCTTTAGACTGATACTCAGTACCATTCTTGTAGACACCAGGAGGAATTTGGAGAGGTATGTAAGCCATATTTGTAGTCTATCAGGTAGGAAGGTTAGACACAAAAGTCATTGTAGCGATTACTGATGCTGTAGACGGATAGTCTCCTGCAGCAGCATAGTGCTGAATTGATATGTTAGTGCTATCAGTTTCCCACCAAATCTCAACGTAATCATTTGTGTTCAAACTGACAAAGTAATTCCAACCAACAATTAGATGCCCGTGAGTTCCACCATGACTATTGGGTACAGAAATATAGCCAGTTGAGCCAGTAACTACTGTTCCATTTATTTTCAGCCAAACCCTGACATCATGGATCTGAGTGTCACTATTCTCAAACTGACCAGACCATTGAAGATTCCAGATTCCAGCGTCTGTAACTGTGATTCTGGAATTACTGGCAACACTTACGCCATTGGCATAGTCTGTTGTATTCAATGTCATTGCATAAGCAGTATTTGCAGATGCAGCAGTCTGATCGGCAGTACTTTGAAATGCTCCATAAGGAATATTTAAGTACTTTCCACCTCTAGGACCAATAATAGACTGTATTGAATTAACTAACTTAGTAAAAAACAGCCTCAAAAGATTGTTGTTCTGATTCTGAACACTTTGAGAATAGACAGCACCCGATGTCCCCAAAGGAGGAACAGCAGGAATATCTAATTGCTGTTTTACATTGGACATTACTTTTTAATCCATGTTTGCCACACAGCACCTGCGGCAACAATAACGCCACCAATCCATAGAATTGGTTGAGCAATAGAAGCAATCCATCCAAGAACTTTAATAGCTCCTTGGGCGGCATCTATAGCTTCTACAAGACCTTTTGTATTGTTGTCAATACGATCAACCTTGCTTTCAACAGCAACCAATCTTTCGTAGATTTTCTCATGGCTTACTTCGTTCATAATTGGCCTTACACAGTATGCTCAACCCAAGACAATGTTGTCTCATCCCATTCATACATTTTGCCATCTGCTGGCATAGATGTTGGGGCATTCCATAAACAAGTGTCTTCATTTAAAAGCCAAGAAGGAAAAATCTTTGGCGGGATAAATGCGTCACGATTTGAATCGTATGTGTAACCAACACCAGCGTAATTTTTACGCAATGGGCGACCTTCTGGGTGTTGGCCTCCACGAGTGTTGTATGAAGTCTGAATCCAGCCTGTGCCAAACAAGCCAGAATCAATGACGTCCTGCTCGGCCACAATAACTTGTGTGACCATGCCGTTTTCTACTTTTGCAAAATGTGACATAGTTTTTAGAATGTGATTGAACCTGAAGAAGTCCATTTGTAAATTCTGTAACCGCCTGATGTTGTCACAGTTGGTGATCCTGTCGTGCTTGTTGCAGGAGGGAATGAATCTGCGTAGCGAATAATTACTATGCCAGAGCCACCATTGCCACCATATCTTGCAGAGCCGCCACTAGCCTTACCAGCAGTTCCGCCACCGCCACCACCTGTATTTGCAGTTCCGCTTGTTCCATCTGTGTTGGTGCTAGATCCTGCACCACCACCACCAGCGCCACCCGCACCAGCAGTTCCTCCATTGTATGAACCACCACCACCACCGCCAGCATAAGTATCAGATGAGCCAGTTATAGATGACGCTGTTCCCGCACCGCCATTGCCGCCACCACTACCTGATCCATTACTTCCAACAGAAGTTGCACCACCACCACCGCCACCGCCATAACGTGTAGCAGTAGTGCTACCAGTTCCACCATTGTTACCCTGTGATGGTGAAGTTGATGGAGTATTACCAAGACCTCTTGATGTGCTAGATGAAGCACCACCGCCAGAGCCGCCATTAACACCTGCGCCAGTTCCAACAGCACCGCCACCACCACCGCCAGAAGATGTTATGGTGCTAAAAACAGAATCGGAACCGCTTGTTCCCTTTTCAGCTTGATAGCCGCCATTTCCACCAGCACCAACAGTTACTGTGTAATTTACTCCAGGCGATATAGAAAAACCTGATGCAGTTCTGAATCCACCCGCACCACCACCACCAGAGCCAGAGTCTTGAGATCCTGCACCACCACCGCCACCTGCTCCAGCAACAACTAAGTATTCAACTGTACTTGGTGCAGTTGGCGCAATGTATGCGGTAAGAATAGCATTTCGTGCAGCAAACATTTAATTACCTTAAACTGTGTAATTTTGACCACCAACAGCGCCATACCAATTTGTTCCGTCTGCAACAAATGAAAATATGTCTTGTTTACTGGCTGTTGCTGTTATTGTTGGTGCAGTACCTGCTGGCCATCGAACTGTTGACCAAGTGACTGTGCGTGAGCCTGTTGCATCTTGTTTTAAAAGCAAAATAAATGACCTACCAGCTGTTGCTGTTGGCATGGTAATCGTTGCATCTCCTGTCAATGTCAAAACCTGAAAAGAACCATCTGCCAAGCTTATTGTGTAGGCTGTTGATGTGTTTGCGGTGTTCACCTCTTCGGTGTAGCCGTTAGTAAATATTCCAGCTTCAATTGTTTTGCCACTTAGCGTCTGAGTATCAGTAGTTCCTACAATTGCGCCACTTGGTGCTGTTACAGCGGTGAATGCGCTTGTGCCATTGCCCTTTAAGATTCCAGTCAATGTAGCTGCGCCAGAGCCGCCTTTGGCGACCTTTAGTACTGGACCAGCATCAAACAAAGCATCAATAGTGTCTAAGTCTGTATTTAACTTAGTACCCCATGAGTCTGTTGAAGCACCAACTTCGGGCTTGGTTAAACCTAGATTCGTGGTTGTTGTATCAGCCATTTTTCACCTCATGCGGCAATTTGCCATGATTCACTATTATCAGCAACATTAGACCAAGATTCACTTGTGTCATCTATTGCAGTCCATGTTTCTGATGAGTCAGATATTTGGGTCCAAGATTCTGAATTATCAGAAATTGTATCCCAAGCTTCAGAAATATCATTTGATGCTTGCCATTTATAGACTCCATTAACACTCATACTTGTGAAGCCAACTATAAATGCTTCACCTTTTTGTATTCGTATGCCATTAACTTCAACACTACTTGTGCCAGTCAGATCTATTGTGTTATTCGCAATTATTTGTGATCCAACTACCAAAGTAGAATCATCTGCAATAGACATACTTGCAAATGCTATTCTTATGGCATCAACTGTTAACTGGCTAGTATCAGATACTGCAAAAGATCCATTTTGAACCCTATTACCAGCAACAGAAATAGTTGAAGTATCAGAAACAGATAAAGCACCGACTGCTACTCTAATTCCATTAGCAGAAACTGAACTACTATCTGTTATTGCAAGAGAACCCGATACTGTTTTGTTAGCAGAAATTGAAACAGAGCTAGTTGCATTTATAGCAAAAGCTCCATTTTTTACGTTATTGCCAGCAACACTTATCGTGCTTACATCAACAATTGATAAAGCGCCATTTGTTGTTCTCTGTCCAGCTATTGAAACTGAGCTTAAATCAGAAATGGCTAATGCACCAAGACTTACGCCACGGGAATAATTTCCTCCTCCGTAATATCCTAGTCCATAGGCAGCCATATTAGCTCAATGTAATGCTTAAACTTGTAGCAGGGATGCGGAATACATCGCCATCATTAATTGTTCGTGCAGTAGTCAAGGGCGCCCATGCAAGCATATTGCCACCAGTAGAAGCATCAAAAATAGCTGCCCAACCAACTGATCCCCAATTACCACCAGATGCTGCAGCGAACTCAATAGCTGCCGCATTTGTAAATGTTGTTGAAGTTCCGCTTCCAGAAATTGTTCCTGCGGATACTCGGGCATAACCACTACCAGATACTTCTGTGCCACCACCAGTATCACTAGGTGCGGCAGTAAACAAACCTACATACCATGCTGTAGGGCGTGTAGCTGAACTTGTTGTAAACAACCAAGTGAGTACAAGATTTTCGGTGTAATCATTAAAAGATGACATTTTTTATCCTAAAGATCGGGCGCGAACAATAGGTGTAGAAGAAACAGAAGCCCTTTGATCTGCCACTTCAATGTCGCCAATGGAGTTGGTATATAACTGACCCCATGTAGCAAGACGCTCATCGTCTTTCAAATATGGAGTTGCTTCAAGCAATGCACCATATAAGTACAAGTCTGGAGCATAAAGAAGGAGCCAGTTGCTTGTGTTTGAATCACTCAACGCAGTAATCTTACCATAATAGGTAAGTTCACCTGTATAAGAAGTATCTGGAGTTGGAGTCACCTCAAGTTGAGAGCCAACAATTGTGTAGTATTTTGGCTTTCCTGGAGCATTACTAGCTGTTTGTCTAATTTCATCACTTTGAAAATTAGTCACAAACTCTAAATAAGTAATTGGGTCTGTATTCAAGACAAATTGTTTTGCTTGTAGCCAATCAGATGGATAGGCAAAATACTGCGTATCAATAGTAGCAGTAGCTCTCTTTACCATTTGCCGAGTGCGCAGTTTGCGGTTGAACTTTGCTTCTGCAAGAGCAATAAAACTAGGAATAATAGATGTCAGATCATCCCGATTGAGATAATCTGCTATTGTAGTTTTAAGTCCTGCAAAAGTATCAAGCGCCATTTTCTACATCCCTGCACATCAATGTATGCTCATGTTTGAATTCAAATGAACCAATATGATGAACCTCTTTTGAAAGGTCTTGGTCAATATAGGTTTTAGTGCCGTTCTCGGCAGCT